TTATATCCTTTCGAACTTTTGTTTGCGTTGTTTGTAGAAATCTGCCAGGCCTCTGTCGAGGAATTTCTCAAGGGCTCGCTCGCCTCCGCGATCGAGTTTTTCGCGCTTTGAAAAATCGACGAATCGCGCGCAAAAGAGCAGCCAGTTTTTGATTTTGTCAAATTCTATCGTTCCGCTATGTTGGCGAAACTCGACCGTTCCATGCCGCCAGTAGCTTTGGCTGTTTAGTTTAAAGTAGCGGCTCCGGTTTGTTACGGCTCTTTCAAGGTCAATAAGCGTTTGGGCGGAATCCATCTTTTCGCGCCAGTTACTAACTTTTAAGCTTGAGCAATATCTGTTATGTCTGCGGCTCGGCGGCATGAAGGCGTCTATATCCTCTTCCAGCGTCGCGTAGTTTATATAGAGGTTGCGCCAGACCGATATGCTGTCTTTAAAATCGTCCGTCCCGAAGTGGGCGTGGAATCCGCAGCTCTTGTTTATCAATGCACCGACTTCAGCGAGGGCTTCGCAGACGGCCTTGATCTCGTCGAGTCCGCGCTGACCTTTGAGGACTGGGCTTACGAGCTCGTAGCCGCCGCTTACCGAAGCGTCGGATACTATTTTCCAGTGGCAGCGCGTCGAGTGGTTGTAGCCTTCAATTTCGCAGGAGATGCCGCGAGAACGAACAGCGTCGCACAACTCTCTCTTATTATTATGTATTATTTCAAGCTCTATACCGAAGCTGCGGCTAAAAACAAAATCGCCCTCTGGAGAGAGAGGGCGATTGGAGAAGTATTTGGCGTAGACGTTTTGGACGAAACCGTATCCGACTCCCAGAAGGAGGGCAACTTCCTTTCGGCTTTTGCCCTCGTCAAAGAGGCGGCGCATTTTGTCAGATTTTGTGAGGTTTGAGTTTAATATTTCTTCTATATTCATGGCTGTTTTTTTATTGTGTGCGTACACACGCTCTACAGCCGATTGAAGTCAAGTCTCTCTGGACGATTTTTTTCATTTTTTTTCGCCGCATGAACGCCGTCATCGGATGGGTTGAATGGATAATCCGGATGGGTGGCGAACTCTATCATGGCGAGATTGGCGATGTCTACGAGATGTTCGCGGTTGTGGTCGCTCTTATATATAGAGAGGCGCTTTTCAATAGAGCCGACGTTATCGTACTTTGCGCGCCCTATCTGGGATTGGAGGGAACCGTAGCGGAAGTAGCCCATAATCATGCGGTTTTTGCGGTATTGCTCGAAGCGCGGGCAAGACTGCATGCGCGCGATAGCGTCTATATTCGGAGCGGGCTCCGCGGGCTCAAAAATGCCCGCCTGTTGAAGCAAGCGGGCGCGGAGGTAATCGTGGACAGTTTTCATCAGAATGGACAGTTGTCGGAAGTTTCAGATTCGGCATCAGAGCCATGCCAAAGTGATATGCCACGCTTTTTTGCGGCCTTTACTCGGTTCTTGATTGTTATAAAAAGCTGCCACAGCCGCTTAGAGTCGAGCATGTGCCAGTCGGCAACGCCGCCGAAGCGGTCGCGCGCGATCGCGGAGATGTAATACTCCGGAGCACCGTACTCCGTAATGCCCTCCACGTCGAGTCCGGCGTGTTCGATCCACCAAGTATAGATGCGCCGCAAACCCTCCTCGCGGGCGAGGTCTGCCATCTCCTTTGACCATACAAGGATTCCATCGTTGGAAAGAAGTTCGAGCGCGTAAAACATGACACTCCACTGTTCGTTTGTAAGGTAGCTCGGCTTGGTATATATACCAAATAAGTCCTCGTTTATCGAGTGCCGCAACGCCTTTTTTTCAGGCTCGGGTTTCGTTTCCCAGCCCCATTTTTTGAATATTTTGTCCCACAATAAGGTGTACTTTCCAAGTTGTGGCGTGCGCTTGCTTTTGGAAACAAAGCGCCGCCGCAATGGCTTATTAGCTGCCTTGTACAGGATTTCCATTTGTTTCCGCCTTCTCTTTTATTATGCTCTTACGAATTTCCTCGTGTTCTATATCCTCGAGTTTCCTAAATTCGTCATTGCTGATTAACTTGATCCCTTCGTTTTTGAAAGATAGACTTACCCGTGATATTAAAGTAGTTGCAAATTCTTCTTTTCCGAATGTGCATATCATCAGCGATTTTTTTGCCGTAGATAAAAAAGATATAGCGTCTTTTTCTGATTCGAACCCGTATTCAATCCAGCCGATTCTTACGACGGCCAGAGTTTTTAATTTTTTCATTCTCCAACCTCTTTGTCCGTTTTAGGCTCAACGTAAAAGCGCTCGACAACTTCCATTTCAAAGAGTTCTTCAATTTGCGAGTCGCGCTTTTTTAGCGCTTTTTTGATGCCGGTTTTATCGAGGCTGTAAGAGACTTTGGCGCAATCTGTGCGCTTGCGTTCGACAAGCTCGCAGGCTACAACATTGTCGGGTTTGCGCTCTTGTTGCGGATAGTTGTCTGCCCTGTGCGGAAGCCATACATTGAAAGCGGCGAAGATGCGCTCTTATTGCGCCCCATAAGCTCCGCCTTGCGCGCGGATACGAACGGCGCAAGAGCAAGCTCGCGGGCGTCGCGCTCGGCCTCAAGCTCCTTTATTTGCGGATTGTATTGCTCGTTTATCTTCAAAGTCGCGGCGTCGCGCGCGACGGTAAGTTTGCGAATTTGAACCTTTATTTTAGCGATGGCGTCGGCCTCCGCTTCAATGGCCTCGCGCGTTTTCGGTTCTTTAAATATGACTGCCATGATTTTTCCTTTCTTTAATCTATTACATCAAAAAAATTGTACATTTTTGCGGCGCGGATTGCGTCGGCGCGCGTTGGATAAGAACCCCAAGTAATTGTGCCGTCCGGAGTCTGGAAATGCCACTTGCCGTCGGAGTCTTTGAAGACGTGCACGCTCTCGACTTCACTAAAATTGTCAGTGCCGAAGATTCGGCGCAGCGCGTTTATCAAGATTGTGATCACGTTCATGCTATTCCCAGTCCGACTTTGAAATTCTTTGTGCTTGAATGTAAAGATGTGCGGCAACGAAGCTTTCCCAAGAGGCGACTCCCTTGCCAAGCTTGCGCGCGTAGCGTATGCGCTCGGTAATGCTTTTAAGGCCGTCCTCGCGCGCGAGGACCCGCAGAATCTCATACGGCTGTTCGGTGACCCGCTTTACTTGAATCGTCATCGAGCGTTCGGGGAACTCAAGCCCGCTTGATTTTATGATTGCGGCTACGTCCGCGCGCGTCGGATAAGGCGGGAGTTTTATTTTGTGCACGCCCCTGCGGTAGAGCTGCTCGAGAACTCCGTTGCGTTCGCGCATTACGCTCGTCTCAAACATCTCCGTTCCGCAGAGAACCATGCCGCAGCCAGTCTCGTCGTAAATCTCTCGCAGGACTTCAAGCGCTTGAAAGTAGGTGTATGATTTACTTGTAAGGTTGAGTTCATGGAGCTCGTCGAGTATAAGCAGCATGTTGCCGCGCACGGCGTTTTTTATGCGCGCAAGCAGTGCGTCGCGCTTATCGTTTGGCGATACTCCGATTGCTGTGGCGAGCGTTTCAAGAAAGCCCGTGAGGCCGCGTGCCGGACGGATCCTGACGTAAGGCGAGCGCCCGTGGTTGTGGGTGCGCGAATATTGCGTCAGAGCAAACGTCTTGCCGATGTGGCTCGGCCCCCAAAGGAACACGGGTGTTCCGCTTTCGCGGGCGAGGTCGCAGGCTGTGAAAATGCGGCGCGCCGTGGGAGTCTCGACAAATTCGGTCGTGCCAAGCACGAGTCTTTTGCGCTCGGTCTCGAGGAAGTCTCGCATGCCCTTTGCCATATTTGCGGGAATGCCGTATTTTTCGCCCGTGGCGGGATTGGCGTAAGCTCCGCGGTATATGCGCATCACCGTGGTGTGGTCGTACTTTATCTTCTGGCAAAACTCGCGAAAGGCTATGCCCTCTTTAACGCAGAACAGAAAGCAGTCTGCGAGCAACTGCCGCTCGTCCTCGCTGTATTCGGCGGTGTCGCGCCGGATTTGGTCGAGAGAGTAGTTCCATGTTGCGCGGGGCGTCAGGCTCTTTGCCTTGTGCTCCGCAAGCTGTGTCGATTGGTTTTCTTCCATTGTATTCCTTTGCTGTGTTAAATCAAATCAGAGGAGTCGGCGAAGTCGTCAAGACCGCCGTCAAAGGATTCGGGGACGCTCGGCGCGCCGACGAGCCTTGATGTGTCTGAAAAATCCGCAATCCGTCTGCCGTCTGAGAGAGTCTTTTCGCGAATTTCGGCAGCCACCATGGCCTCTCCTATTTGGGCGTTGTTCTCCAGCACGGCCTCGTTGTGGACGCGGATTTCGCGGTAGGTATTGCCGATTTCGGAAAGGTGCTCGGCCATCTTTTTAGCCTCGACCATTCTGTCGCGGTAGACTATGCCGCTTTGACGGATGATCGCCTCTTGGTCGGTGATATCCACAAAGTCCACGCTTGGCGCGCCGCATAGAAAGCCCTCGTCCTTCGTAAAAAGCCACACTGTTTTGTGGTTGGGCGTAAACGCAGCTATCAGCTCGCGGCCTTCGAGCTCGCGCAGCTTCGGAGAGCGGAAGTAAAGTGGCTCGCGTCGAAAAGAGGATATTTCGGTTTTGATTTCGCCGTTGCGGACTTTGACAAGGCGCTTGTCGCACATGCACGGATAGAGCGCGGGCGTTTCAACGCGCGTGAACTCGTTTTGAGCGCGAAGGCTCGTCCAGCGCTCAAAGGGGCTTTCGGGGCGCGATTCAAATTTCAGCTCCGCAAGCTCCGTAACCGAAAGCGTCGGCGGAAGGTTCTCCTTTCGGCAATATTCGGCGTTCGGCAGCAGGCATTCATAGACCGTCTGAAAGCCCTGCAACTTGTGGTTAGTGCGGTTGTTGAAGATGTTTACGATTCTTTCAAACACCAAAAAGAACTCCTCCTCTGTGAGCGCAGGAAACTTTAGGCGGCTCATGTCTATGCCCTTTGCGCTGGCGCGCTTTTCGAGGGCTTCGCAGTATTCGATAATTTTTTCATGCACACTGTGGCGGTCGTCAAAGCGCGGCGCGGTTGCCCCAGGCAGATGGCACAGGCGTATGTGTAGCAGCTTGAAGGCGCTTTCCAGCCATCCCTTTTGGAAAGGGAAACCGTGCTTGTCGATAAGGCCGTAGTTGGCGAACTCGCGCTCGGACATGCGGGTATTTTCTATAACAAGGCGCCCCGGCAACATTGTCATGAGCATGCTCTCGTCGAGTTTGTTTAGCCGCGCGGAATTGTTTTCCAAAAGAAGGCGCATCGGATAGTTCGCCGGAAGCCCATAGCGGAGAATAGAACTAAGCAAGACGGCGTTGACGTCTTTGCGCGTCAACACCTTCCCAGAGCCTTCGGGAACGTATGGAAGGTCTTTGTCGGTGAGAATCGGACGTACTCCCCAGCCGATTATCATGCGGCTTGCAACGTCCATTGCAACTACCGCCTGCGCGGTTCTAAGGCGCATATAAGGGCCAATTTTAAATAGCACTTGGATATCGAGTTCAACGTCGTCCATTGTGACGAGCTGCATCGGTTTTAAATTTGACATGTCTCGGCGCAACTGCGCTTCTGCGTCGTGCGCCCTAAGCTCCCCGAAAGCGGCGCGAAGGCGCATGGCGCCTCTGCGCGGAGCTGCGGCGGTTATCAGCTTTTGAATATTTCCCCGAGACCACCCTTGCGGCACAAATGGGCGTTTTGCGCGAATTCTCGGCGGATATGGGGCACTCGGTTGCGTGGAATCCCAGAAGTCCTTAAATGTGCCGTATCCTGGAACGGGCTTGCCTGCCGCCCAAAAGTCGTGAAAAAGCCTCTCGCAAACGCCGCCTACCACATCGGTGCGCCCCCTGCATTCGAGCGCAAGCCGAACGATAAAGTCTTTGAATTCCCGCGGCTGTCCAGGCTTTGAACCGCGCCATTTGCGCGTCAATACGCCCCAGTCATAGCCGCTTTTTAAATAAGCAGCATAGAGCCGCTCGAGGCTCTTTGCCGAAAATCCCTTGCGCCCTCCGTTTACCGCCGCAATCGACGCAAACGCATCGCCCTTCTTGCCCTCAAATGCGCTAATCGTTTTAAAAGCGTCGAGTAGGTCTATAATACGCACCTGCTCTTTTTTAGGCAAGCGGACAAATTCAAGCTGCTCATGGACGGCAATGCCAAACGGCTTTGGCGGCAGTTTTTGCGAGACCGAAAGGGAGTGATCCGACATGTTAATCCCTCTTTTCCTTTGCGAGGTTCAGAATAGCCTTGCCCTGCTCGATCAGGTAATTGCCGAGGTCGTCCATCTCCTCTTTCGAGAGCTGTAAGAAGCGCGGGTCGTTCTCGCGTTTTATCTCTATCGTTGCCCGCACCTCGTCGAAGAGCTCGTCGAAAAACGTCATCTGTCCGCCGCCGGTACTTCCGCCTTGCAGGCCGCGGAGGCCAACAGCCTTTTTAGATGATTCTATTGAACGGCGCTCTTCATCCTCGGCTTCTATGGCGGCGGCGTTGGCGGTTTTTAATATATTAAGAAAGGTTTTGAACGGCAAATTGGCAGAAACGTGGTTAACGAAGTCAGACGTTAGTTTTGAGTCGGAAAAGATTTCCTCCGCGCCGTTTTTTATTCCCGCAACCGATATAAATTCGCAAATTCGCTCTGATATGATATCCGTTTGTTTTTCCGCAGTGGAAACCTTTGCAATTAGATACCTTGCGGAGTCAATCCAACTATATGCCGTGCTCTTTGAAAGTTGGCCTCCAAGCGTTTCTTTAAGCCACCCGCCGAATTTCCCGTGCCCTATTATCGGCTTTATGGATAGCGCAAGCAACCCAAAGCCCACAATGGCCGCAATGTTTGCGCTTTGGATTTTCGCGGTTAGCTCATAGGATTCGCGCATTATTGTTTCAAGCCGGTTTTCATCGGGCTTAAACTGTTTTTGCAGCGCTGTTTCAAGTGTGGTTAGTTGTGTTTTTGAATCTTTCTTCATAAGTTATTTGCGTTTCAAAGATGCTTTAAGCTCCTCTATAAGCTCCAAACGGGTTGATACGGGCAGTTGTTTTATGAACTCTGTCCGGCGCGGCCCCGTGAGGCGCAAGACTACAAAATTGCGGTACTCTTCAACCGGCACGCGCAACATGCGGCGCGTCTTGCCGTTTGCCCGGCTTCCCGTATCTATGGCAACAAGTTCTCCGGAATCTATTAAGTTAAGATAGTGCTGAACTGTTCCGCCCAATTTCTGGGCAACCTCCCACAAATAGAGAACCGTCCGCCCCGGGAAATCGAGGCTATGGAAGAAGTTCGTCTGTTGAGGGTTTTCGAGCATTTAGAATGTAGTTTTATTTTGTATGACGTGCTCTACGTTGAGGTGCGTATGGTAACTGTAAGATTTTTATTCCGAGGCGGCGTGATTTATATTTACCGTTTGCCAAGCCACACAGGTACCCCCAATGGACACCTAAAAGCGGTGCTGCTTTCCTATAACTCCATCCCTTTCGCCTTAATTCTCTTTTTATTTCTGTATCTTGCGGCATATTTTTTTATTGAGATATATTAATTTTTGTTTTTTATGTAGCTATTAAAGCTTTAATATTTACAAATGTAAAACCACGAACGTGAATTATGCAAGAAAAAAAATGCACAATCGTAAACTTTTCATTAAGATTTAAGTCTCTTTGTGAATCGAGTGGCAAAACTCAGAAGGAATTAGCAAAAGCTTTAGGAATTTCTGAATCTGCACTTGTAAATTATAAAAAAGACAGAGTCCCAGAAGCAGATGCGCTACTTAAAATATCTAATTATTTTACAGTTTCCTTAGAATGGCTACTCACGGGGGAAGAAACAAAATTTAAATCAGTTCCAGAACAGAGTGCTATGGCATGGAAAGTAAGAGCAGAAGAGGCTGAAAAGAAAATTTTAGCAATGAAGGCTGGTCTTCAGGCTTTCATAAAAAAATTTTAAATTAAATGTTAAAGCTTGAACATTTAGAATGTTAAACAGCTAATAATCAACAACCGAAAATTCCAACGATTGGAAATTTGAGAAACATAAAACGAAGAACGAAAAAATAACATGAAAATCAATTATTGGCATTACTGGTTTGAAAAATATAGAGTTTCAGAAAATAATAAACGTGAACAACAAAAAGAACCAAGAATCCGTCTCGATTTGAAGGCATTTTTATCTTGTTATTCAGATTATGAAAATCCAAAGTTTAAAAAATTATTTCATCAAAACAGCGATGATAAAGAACTACTTGTTTTAGATAAAGTAAAAGGTGCATTTATCTTCCTGAAGACAAAAAACGAAGAAATTCTTAAGTTAATAAAAAATATAGACCTTTCAATTGAGGACATAGAATCCCAATTATCAATAAATGGTCAAACGATAGCATTTGCATCATATTTAGACATGGATAAAGAATTTATCGTTTTTGGTTCAACGATAAATGGACCTTCAATAAGAGCATTTTCAGACTTTGTAAATCAATTATTGAGTTTACTCGGTACAAATTTAATTTTTTGCATTCAGCCAGTTAATGCCATTATAAAAAAAGATGATTTAAATAACTTTGATGTTATAGGTACGACGGAAATTGTTGTTCCGAAAGAAAGTGGTCTATTTAAAGCTCTTTTTAAATATCTAAAAGCAGAGCCTCCGAATGGAATTGGTCCTCTTACGATCAAGATATCTTCTGAAAGGAATGTGGACATTTCTGAAACAATCAAAAAAATAGCAGAAAAAGATCTTAATCTCGCTGAAAAGTTTAAAATCCGAGCTAAAGTACATGCAGGGGATGTCCTTTTAGATTATTTCTTGACTAAACAAGGGCAAAAAAACATCGTTATTGAAAAACCTAAAAATGACAACGAGGCGTTGCATCAGATAAAGAAATCATTAAGAGACGCGTCTCTCAATAATGATAAAATAACTGGATTTGAATATGAAGAATTGGGGCAACATATTATTTTGGATATCATTAGTGGTGCTTCTGACTTTGGCGACGTATTTGACATTTAATCAGATTTCTGATGAAATAATCTGCAAAATAGAAAAACAAAATGTAGCTATTTCTGGCAATGTAGCTACATATGCGTCAATAATGCTAGGTTTTTTATTAACTGGATTTGCCGTACTAATGTCATATTCTGAAAAAGCATTTTTTAAAGCATGGGAAAATTCTGGTGGCTTGGTTGCTTGGAAAATATTTTATTTTTTGTCGCTTCTTTCTAATTTTACCCTCTTAGTATTATCATTTGTATTACTGATATGTCCTAACGCTATTGGCATTACATTCTCCGTAATAACATTCAGCTTTTTGGACTCTGCTCTTGTATTTCTCCCTGTCTTTAATGCAGTATTGAGACCTGTTCACCGATGGGAAAAAGAAAATAGTCGATAACTTATAGAGAAACCTTGTGTGATTTGCGCAGTGTTTCATTTTTTCATTAGTTTTTCGTTTTTCGTTAAAAAAGGGATAACAGTATTAAGAAGCAATCGCGTAAGGGGTTAAGCTCCTTCTGCTGAAGCGGTACTGCTGCCGTCGACCTCGCGCTTTTTTTTTATTTCTCCGCAACTGAATCAACTGATTCAACCGAATATTTTGCGGTTTTCGCGCTTTGTGATATTCTGCCTGCGTTATGTCAAACGCAGCACAGGATAGTCAACAAAAAAGCGGCAATCTAAAAGTTTATGCTTTTAAAGTTGCACGCATAAATGCGGCTACACTCGCACTTAAACTGCGCATGCTTGGCGGAGTCTCGTCTGTCCGCACAATAGCTGTGTCGGAGCTGCCAAATTGCATTTCGCAAATAGATTCCGCGTTGGCGGACGCTGCCGATGAAGTGGAAATCAATGTCGGTTCCGGTGTTTGCGCCATATCACCAAAGCTTTTAAAAAATTTAAAGACGAGCCTTTCTTCATATCACGCTGTGTCGGGCGGCAGTGGCGCGCAAGTCGTCCGCAAAGGCGTTTCAACGCCGCTGAAATCCAAAGCGCCCGCGCGTGCGGCGGTAGTGCCGCATTGCGCGTCAGATTTTAACGAAGAACGGGATAGGCGTATTGCGAAAGCAAGCGCCGTAAGGGCGGAGCCCTTCAATGGAAGCGGCACTGCCGCCGCCGATTTTGAAAGACAAATCTCCCGTATTGTAGGCGATGAACTGCGCAAAGCGGTAATGCCGCTCTTGGCAGAAATAGACGCCATTGCCGCTCTCGTAAAGGAGTGTGCGGCCGAATTGGCCGCCGTATCAAAAAAGTTTACAACCCGCGTGCTCATCGGAAGCGAAAAGCGGGATAGGCGTATTGCGAAAGCAAGCGCCGTAAGGGCGGAGCCCTTCAATGGAAGCGGCACTGCCGCCGAGAGCTCTATTTCTACGCGGGGCGGCCGCACGTCGGTTGTAGTTAGCCGTCGCAAGGTATCTTAATCCAAACGAAGGAATACAAATGAAAAAATGGTTTGAACGTGAATGGTATTGGCTGAAGGCCGCTCTGATTGCAGGCGCGACTGTTCTGGCGGCAGGCTGCGCGTCAACTACAATAACGGAATATGACGAAGCCGGCAACGTCGTCAAGGTTACGGAGAGTGACGAGAGCGCCTTCGCAATAGCTGCACAGTCTATTCAGACAAAGGATAACATGCTGCATGCAAGCGGTTGGGCCGTCGGTGTACAACCAAGCGCTGGTATATATGGCGTTGGCGCGTTCGATGTACTTGCGGCCTCTATCGAGGGCGAAAGGGGCGCTGTCAACGCGGCAAGCTACGCCACAATGATAAACGCGTCAAAGGTGTCACTTGACGTGTCGGCTAACGCAGATGGCATAACGGCAAAGGCGGAGGGCAACTCAAATGCAAATGCGGCTGCAACGCCTGATTCAAACGCAGGCACAGAAACGGCGGAGGGCAAATAAAATGGCGAATGAAAACCCCGTTGCGCAAAGCGGCAAGCAGGCCGTGGGATCCTGGCTTAAGAGCAAAGGCACGGCGATTGGCGTTGCCGTTGGAGTAGCCCTCACAAGCCTGGGCGACTACCTTCTTGGCGATACTGGGCTGATAGCATTTTGTATCGGACTCGTGAAACAGGCGATAGCCTTCTTTTAATGCGCAAGGTATTGCAGTTCTTAAAAGACCGCGTGCGCCTATGTTTCGAGCGCGGGCGTCGCGGGCTAAAAATTTTTAAAGTAAAGATAAGGTTTTAATGATTATAAAAGAGACTTTTGGCGGCGCGGCTTTGTTGGCGTCCTTTGCAGGCGTGGACGCTACTTGGCTATCCAACGCGATGATATTCATCGCGGCGGCGGCAGCCACGATTTTTTACATAAAGGGCGCTGTAAAAAAAAGCCCGCCAGACACTGAGAAATACCGCCATGTCACGGAGTGCGACAAGCTCTGCAAAGCGAACCTTGACGCCCACGAAAAACTCGACCGCGAGATGAATGAGCGCCTCACCTCTATGAGCGGGCACTCAGCTGCAAGCCGAAAAGTCATCTATGAAAGCGTCCGCAAACTCTCCGAAGACGTAGCCGCATTAAAGTCGTCAAACGAATACCGTACGCAGCAACTCCACGCTCTTGAGTCTAAGATCGATAAAATTTGGGAGATTTTGAGCAAATGACTGCCGAACAAAAAATACTCTTAAGAGAAAATCTTTTAAAACAGCTTGCCGAGGCGCGCCCGTTTGGAGTGCTTGCCGCGCGGCTTTGCGTGGGAGCGCGAATGTGGAACTTTAATCTGGCGGAGGACGAAATTGAGGCGGAGCTCAAGATACTCGCGCGCAAAGGGCTTGTTGAGGCGGAAGCCGACGCAATGGCGATTGAATCGGCACTTCATTGGAAGATCACAGCCGCCGGCTTAAAGACGTTGGACGAAAGGGGATACTGATTGATGGGAAAGTCCAAGATAGAGTCGGAGCTTTCGGAAGAGCAGTTGCAAGACTTTTGCAACCGCCTTGCAAATACGCCGAAGTTGACGCTTAAAAAGCTCCAGTCAATGGCGGCGGAGCTTGGCATAGAAGTATCGCTCATGGGCGCAAAGAGCTTCCGCGACGGCGCGTTTACCGAGCATATAGAAAAAATGCGCCGCGCAAAAGAGCTTGCACTGCAGCTCCGTGAGGTTGGCAACGCGGACGCTGCAGGATCCATAGCGGACGCGGGAGCCCTTGTGCTTATGCAGCAGGTCTATGACGCGCTCACAAAGGGAGACGAGGTGGACTTCGACACTTTCTCAAAAATAATCGCGCGCCTGCGCAGCGGAGATCACCGCCTGCGCGAAGTAAACGCAAAACTGCGCGAGTACGAGCGCCGCGAGGCCGAATGGGAACGCAAAGAAGCCGAGCGCGAATCGGCAAAGGCGGAGCTTTCAAAGGCAATTTCAAAGCGTGGAATAGGCGAGGACGTTATGCGCGAAATCGAGGATAAAATAAAACTTTTATAATGGCAAAGAAACTCACAGGCAAAGCCAAGTGCGGGCTTGAAAATCTCGACGCGCTCATGCTGCCGTACCAGGCGGCGTGGGTGCGGGATAGGTCGCGCATTAAGCTTGTGGAGAAGAGCCGCCAGATTGGGTTTTCGTGGGCGACCGCCTACGACCTTGTGCGCCAGGCCGCGCTTGAAAGCACGCGTCTTGACACTTGGGTTAGCTCCCGCGACGAGTTGCAAGCAAGGCTCTTTTTGGAAGATTGCAAGAAGTTTGGCGACATACTTGACATTGCCGCGTCCGCGCTCGGAGAGGGCGTTTACAAAGACGACGGAGGCAAGCCTTATACATCTTTTGATTTAAAGTTTAATAACGGAACCACGATCCACTCGATGAGTTCCAACCCCGACGCGCAGGCGGGCAAGCGCGGCACGCGCGTCTTGGACGAATTCGCGTTGCATCCCGATCCGATCAAGCTGTATGCGATAGCCTATCCTGGCATAACGTGGGGAGGTCAAATGGCGATAATTTCAACCCACCGAGGCGCCGACAATTTTTTCAACAAGCTTGTTCAAGAAGCGAAATTTAACGGCAATCCAAAAAAGATAAGCCTGCACCGTGTGACACTGGAGGACGCGTTAAACCAGGGTTTTTTGGCGAAGCTTCAATCCAAGCTCACCGCCGGCGATCCGCGCCTCGACATGGACGAGCAGCAATATTTTGACGACGTAAAGAGCAAGTGCGCCGACTACGAGTCCTTTTTACAGGAATACATGTGCGTACCCGCCGACGACGCGAGCGTGTTTATTTCCGAAGACATTTTGGGTGGCTGTTTTTACAATTATGGCGAGGTGTGGCAGACTGAACTGCAAGACTGCGCAGGAGACCTATACATAGGCGTGGACGTTGGCCGCGACAACGACCTTACGGTGATTTGGATTTTGGAAAGAATTGCCGGAATGCTCTTTACGCGCCGCGTGGAGACTTTGAAAGGCATGAAGTTTTCGGACCAAGAAGCGGTGCTGTACCCTTATCTTGCGTTACCGAAGATGCGCCGCTGCTGCATAGACCAAACAGGGCTTGGCCGCCAGTTTGCTGAGCGCGCGCAGGAGCGCTTCGGAAAGTACCGCGTGGAGGGCGTGCAGTTTACGGCGCGATCAAAAGAAGAGATGGCGTATCCAATGCGCGCGCGCTTTGAGGACAAGACGATCCGCATACCTGATACGTCGGAAATCCGCGCGGACATCCGCGCAGTAAAAAAGACGGTCGGTGCGGGAGGGGCAATACGCTTTGACGCTGCCCGCAGTGAAAACGGGCATAGCGACCGTTTCTGGGCGCTTGCGCTTGCAGTGGAAGCTGCAAGAACCGAAGGAGAATCTTACATAACGCCCGTTGAGCTTGAAAGAAGCAGGAGGTTTATTTGGTGAACGCGAATATCACAGAGTCTAAGCATATCGGCATTGTACGCATATTGGACGAGGCGCGCATGCGCTACAATCCGCTTAAAAACCTTACGCCGCAAAAGATAACCGCGGCGATGGATAACTTTAACTGCGGATATTTGTCGGACGCGGCTAAAATTTATGCCGCAATCCGCCGCCGCGATGCCGTTGTGCAGGCGTGCGTACAAAAGCGCAAGCGCGCCACAAGCAGGCTTACCTGGACTATTGTGGAGATGGGCAACGACGAGGCCGCATCGAAGGAGCATTCTGCTTTTTTAGAGGATTTCTACAACAACATAAGGGTGACGAGCGCCGAGGACGCCAACAAGCGCGGCTCAATGTCGATGCTTGTCGAGAACATTCTTTCGGCGCTTGAAAACAAGTACGCTGTCTCCGAAATCATCTGGGACACGTCGCGAGCGCCGTCGCTTTCCGCGGAAGTTCGGCATGTTCCGCTTTGGTTTTTCGAGAACACTCAAGGATACCTGCGCTTTAAAAAGTCAAGCTACGACACCGAAGGCGTAGACCTCGAAAAAAACGGATGGATGGTGAGCGTTTACGATTCCCCGCTTATGGAAGCAACCGCTGTTTGCTATGTCGTCAAGCGCTTTGCCCAGGGAGACTGGGCTGCGTATTCGAATCGTTTCGGGATGCCGACTCCCGTTTACAACTCGACGGCGACCCGCAACACGCCGGAGTGGGACGCCGCCGTGGACGCCATTGCAAACCTTGTAAACGGCTGCGGCATGGTGCTCGCCGCCGGAGAGGTTTTTGACTTAAAACAACCCGCAGGGACCGGAGAACCATTTAAGACGCTCTCAGACTCGATGGATAGATACATTGCGCTCATCTGGCGCGGCAGCGATCTCTCGACGCTTTCTGCCGACAACGCCGCCGGCGCGAGCTTGCAGGCCGAAGAAAGCGAAATTTTGGAAGACGCCGACTGTGCGCTTGTAGAGGAGACTCTCGCGCATTACTTGACCAAGCCCGCGCTTGAATGGCGCTTTGGCAAAGGCGTCAAGCCCGCGGCCTATTTGCAGCTGACGCGCAAAAACCGCAAGGACAAGCTCAACCAGATTGCCGTTTACAAGGGCGCTGCCGAGCTTGGTTGCGCGGTGGCCAAGCGCGATGTTTACGAGGCGCTCGAACTGCGCGAGCCCGAACCTGGCGAGGATATGGTGGAACTAAGCGTGCAGCAACCCGCCGCTGTTGGCGCAGAAGCGCAAGGCGCAGGGCTTGACGCTTTCGGAAACTCGTCAGAGCCGTCGGAGGAGGATTTGGGAAAAATGCTCGACACCCTTGCAACTGCAAAGGGTAAAGACATTGAGCCTTTGCGCAGGCGCGTTTTGGCTCTTGAAAAAATAACCGACCCTGAGGATTACGCCGACGCTTTGGAAAAACTAAACGCCGATATTCTGGCGCTTATTGGCGGCGAAAATGAGGCGGCGGAGATGGAGAAAATTTTAAAGAAGGAGGCCGCCAATGTTTAGGGCAAATAATGCGGGCGGAATTTTGGCTTATTTTGGTGCCGAAAGCCACGGCGCGGGCAATCACCCCAAAAACGCGGGAAAACGATTTTGCAACGGCAAAGAATCGTTTTGCAATGGGGTTGCGAAGTGCGACGGGGATAGCGGTATTGCGAAGCAACCGCGTAAGGGGCAACGCCCCTTCAATGGAGGTGCGCCCCGCACTTGCAATGGGGTTGCGTTTGAGCATGCGGGAGAGCCTTCGGGGAAATATTTGATAGCGCCATTTGGCGACTGGAAAAACGGAAACATCGTCCAGCGCGTGGACGCTCCCGCGGCGGAAAATTTAAAGCGCAACATGGAAAGGGTTTGGGAAAAGGTTAAAAGCGACCTTGAGAACCCTTGCCCTGTACATTACGAGCACCCCGACGACGAAGACGGCGAGGAGGTGCCGAAGGTTGTCGACAAAACACCCTATGGCCGCGTTCGCAGTTTAGAAATTTGCGACGACGGCATCTATGCGGAAATCGAGTGGCTGCCGGGCTTCGAGAGTTTGCCGAAGAGTCTGCAAATATCGCCGCGTTGGAATGCCGATCCTTTGGGCGGAGGCGTTGTGCGGCCCGTGCGCCTCATATCAATAGGCCTCACGCGGCGGCCGAATATCAAGCGAACATCTTTTGTTAACAATGCGCCTATCCCCAATTTTGAAACTCAACAAAAGGAACCATATATGGACAAAGAAATACTGACGCTTTTGGGCTACACTGAAGATGAGGTCCAGAAGATTATAGACAAGGCCGAAGGTGCGCCCACGGACGTGTTGGATCGCATAAAGAAGGCGTTGTCCGACAAGGCGACGATTGAAAACGAACTCGCTGCAGCAAAGAGCGATACAGCCGCTAAGGAAAAAGAGGCTGAGGAAGCCAAGCAGCAGCTTGCAAATAGCAAAGATGCGTTGAAGGCCTCGCAGGCGGCGCGCGCAAAGCTCGTTGTGGCAAATGCCGTGCGCGCCGGAAAGATTGCCGAATTCCAACGCGCGAGCGCGGAAGCGATACTTGCCAATGCCGAAAACTTCGAAGCTGAGGAAAAGAAAATCGCCGACGCTCCCGCGGCGATAAAGACAACGCCCAAAACCGACGGCATTGAGAAGGGCGAAAAGGAGCGCGCCAAGAGCCAGCAGGACGCCCAGTCGAAATTTGCGTCGATTGTCGCGGAGAAGCAGAACTCTGGAATGGACTACAATGCCGCCTGGAACCTTGCCAAGAGCGAAAACGCCGAGCTCTACGGGACGGCTTATCCCTCTAACGTTTAACCAAAGCAAAATATGGAAATACACAAAAACAATATAACAAAGACCGCCTCGGCCGACATGGCGATGGGGACGGTTGTAAAGCTTGACGCCTCAGACGCGTCAAAGGTTGCGGCTTGCTCCGCGACCGACACCGGCGCAATAGGCGTCGTTTTGGACAATGTATCGAGTGGCGACAGCGTTGCCGTAGCGCTGCTTGGCGTTGCAAACCACACTCTGGAAGTCGTGGCGGGCGGCGCGATAAGCGCGGGTGCGAAGGTGTACCTTGCCGCAAATGGCAAAGTTGCCGCTACAGGAACCATACAAATTGGAACGGCGCTTAAGGCCGCATACGCGGACGGAAACCTTGTCGAGATAGCGCATCGCGCACCGACCGAATCATCGGCGGCTGCTTAATTAAAGAAAGGAACTATCAATCATGAGCAAGATTATATTGGCAAATTCCGCCGCGTATAATTCGTCGGCGTTTTCGCAGGAACTTACCGGCTATGCCGCCGGATACAAAGTGCCGGAGCTGACAGAAGCTCTCGACTTCATAGCGCCGCCCGTACCGGTGCCGTCGAAGCGTTTTGAATTCGCGCAGTTCGGCAAGGGCGACTATGTTATAGACAGCGACGACGAACGCTCTGTCTACGGCTCTTTTAAGGTCGTGCGCTCGAGCGGAGAAATTGTCCAGGCCAAGCTTGTGCACCGCGGGCTTACGATGGTCCTCGACAGCGACGAGATATCCGCAAACTATGAACAGCGCGCCGTTGAGCGGCTCAAGAAGCGCCTCATCCGCAACGAGCTCTACCGCGCGGCGGCCATGCTTGTGAAGGCCGCAGGCAACTCCGCAAAGAAATGGATGGCATCTGGTACTGGCAAGAGCACTCCCGACGGCGACTTGATGGATCTTGTCAAGTCTGTGGCCGACGCTTGCGGTATGCACGCAAACCGCATACTTTGCGGCGAGCAGGCTTGGGCATACCGCTATGCGGCCATGGTTGCTTCGGAGGCGGTCGGAGAAGGCGCAAGCGCCAAGCTTACGCCCGCGGAAATCGCGCAGTTCCTCGGCATAGACGAGATGCGCATCTCCAAGGAACGCTACGAGTACACGGACAGCTCCGACGGCGCAAAGAAGAAGGGCAATATCGTATCGCCTAATGTCGTCTTTGCCTTCAATGGGCAGGCTGGCGTAGATGTGGACGATCCAAGCACCTTTAAGCGCTTCTATCTCGGCGAGGGATACAGCACCTTCATCGAGGACAAGGGCTACACTAAAAACATCACAGTGGCGCACTACAGCATGCTTGCCCAAACAGGTGTAGGCGCTTGCAAGAGCATCACTGTTTCCAACGCTTAACCAATGGCCGAGCGGAGGCGGGTGGTGAGCCCGCCCCGCAAGGCGCACTTACTTTTTTAATGAATCCAGTTTTTGCATATCCCGGCGGCAAGCGCAGAATGTTAAAATACATTCTGCCGGTCATTCCTGCACACGACACCTACATAGAGCCATTTGCAGGCGGGCTTGCCGTATTTTTAGCAAAGGCGCGCGTTAAAGTTGAGGTGATAAACGACCTCAACGACGAAGTGTCCGGATTTTATTTATACGTGCGCGAACATCTTGACTCGCTTCTTTCCGAAATGGAATGGTACTTGCACTCCGTGGAAATTTTCAACCGTTTACAGGAAAACAAGGGTCTTACCGAGCTTCAAAAGGTTGCGCGCTGGTATCTTTTAAAAGTGTCGTCATTTAGCGGGTTTGGAGATTACTATGCGCGCGATCCGCGCGGATACCGCGGCTTCGATAAAACAAAACACGTACCTGCAATCAAGGAGCTGCACGAGCGTTTACATGGCGTTTACATCGAAAAGCGCGACTGGCAGCAGGTGGTGAAATTTTACGATAGAGAGTCTGCTTTCATTTACTTTGATCCTCCGTATTGCACGGGCGACAGCGGCGTCTATGACGCTTGGGAGCCCGCTGACATGGAAATGCTGCGAAACAGTCTCTACACGATAAAAGGAAAATGGCTACTTTCCTGCGATGGCAGCGACATTTGCAGGGAAATATTTACCGATTTTGCGAAAGTCGAAGTGCCTTTTAAATATTCGGCGGGAACGGGCGATAGAATCCGCCCTGAACGTTTTGAGATGATCGTCGCCTGCGACGAGCTTGCAGACGCCCTGCAAAGCAATTTTAACGCCGTTTCAAACAGCGGAAAATTTAAGGAGGCCGCGTAATGGGCAGATGGGTAAAGATTAGCATTGAGGATGTTGCGAGCTATCAGGCGGGAGCCCTTGTAAAGGCTTTAGAGAGCAAGGCAAAGTATTCGGAAACTCAGGAAAATCCGCTTGAAGCCGCGATAGAGCGCATCACGGCGCGCATAAGAAGCGACGTCAAAAGCGGCGGCTATGCGGTTGATAAAGACCAAAGCAAAATCCCTGGCGAGCTTTCAGGCGAAGCTGTTGCGCTCATTGTGGAATTTGCCAAGCCGCGCTTGATGCAAAAGCTGACTGCCGACGAAGTGAACCTTGCAAACGCGGCGCGGGCGCGCCTCGACAAAATCGCGGAGGGCAAGATAAGCCCGTCGCTTCCCGACGATCCCGAAGCCGCGGCAGAATCCGTGCAGGCGAGCGGAGGCTGCAAGCTTGTGCGTCCCGCGCGTGGAGTTCCGCAGCGCAGCGATTACAACGGACTTTAACAATAATTCAAAGCGGTTTTCGCGTGAGTGAACCGCCCTCTTTAAATTTAAAAAGATGCCAAGTGCAGGAGTCAGTTTTTCTTCAGATCCCAAAGCGGTATCGCGCTTTGATAGCCGCAGGGCAACTCCCAGTAGCCGCACGAGCGCAGAATGGGAGCGCGTGGCGCCGGCTTTGCGCGAGAAGTGCTTTTTTTCCGCCCGCGTAAACGACGCCGAAGTTCTTGGCAAGATGCGGGAGCTTTTGGGAGAGGCGATAGATTCTTCAAAGCGGGACTCGTCAAAGGCTCTTGTCAGCCAAGACAAGTTCATTTCGGAGATGAAGGATTTCTTGCGCTCTCGCGGATATACAATGGGCGGAAGCAAGCTCACCGATATTACGAGCCGCCGCAGGCTTGGGCTCATCTACGACATGAACATTCAGGAAGCGCGCGAATACGCCCGCTATGTGCGCGGGCAGGATGCCGACGCGCTCGACATGTATCCCGCGCAGGAGTTCTTGAGGGTTGAGAGCCGGCGGGTTCCGCGCACAGACTGGCCGACCCGCTGGCGGGCTGCGGGCGGAAAGATAAGAGGCGGCCGCATGGTGGCGTTGAAGTCCGATTCGGTCTGGACTAATCTTTCGCGCTTCGGGCGTCCGTATCCGCCGTTTGACTACGGCAGCGGCATGGGTGTTGAAGATGTAGACAGAGAGGAAGCCATAGAGCTTGGCTTGCTTCCTGCCGACGAGCCCTCCGACGAAATCCCCGACTTCGACATTGTGCTGGAAGCGGAAGTCTCCCTCGACCGCATACCGGAAGACATGCTCGACTCTATTATAAAAGAGACTCCCAACGCGCGCATCGAAGGCGGTAAGCTAAAAATGAGCGACAAAAAGCCGTTGCCGACTTGGAAAGATTTGGAGTTGGAGGACACTAAAAAGTGGAAGCCGTCAGGAATAAAATTTTCCAGATCTTCAATATCAGACGCAAAACAAGCTTTAAAAAGCGGTGAGTTCGTCAGCACTCCTATCGGGAAAATTGGGTTCAACGAGGCTGTTTTAAAGGATTGGCAGAAATACAGCGACGAAGTCGTAAACGACAGACTCTCCTATTATGGAGTTGCGAAACAGATAGCGGCAAATGCCCGCGAAGTATGGAGGCAGGGCAATCAAATGACATTGGTAAACATTTATGAAAACGCAAAAGGCAAAACGCGCGGGTTCGTTGTTGTTGTAGAAGACGGAATGGTGGTGCGCACTTATTTCGCAAAAGATTTAAACGCCCTGAACAATGCACGGAAAGGCGAACTGATATGGAAAGAATAAAAAAGACGCGGACGAATCCGCGCCTTGGCGATTTACCGATTTCTCGGCTGGTCGGGGAGCCACCATTACAGGTTCAGTCTGACAACCGTAGGCGGTAAAAGTATCGCAACTGACTGCACTTCTACCGTTGCTTTAAACACTATCGGCCAAACCCATTTGAAAATCAACTGAAAAAAATGCTTCTGAAATTCACAGTCAAAATGCGTGCGGGCGAGGATGCGAGGCGAATTGAACGCCTTGCCGCGAAGCTTTCCGACGCGCAAAAGCTCAATGCCGCCGTCGGCAGGGGCTTTGAGCGGACGCTCCGCCGACATTTTCGGGAGTTAGACAAGCGGCCCAATCGCCGCGGATGGCGCAAGAGCCATTTCTGGGAGAAAATCGCGGCAGACGCCGTATTTGCGGGGGCCGATGACAACAGGGCCGTCGTTTCGATAGGTTCGGATTCCGGCCCGAAGTTTGCCGCAAAGGTGTTCGGCGCGCGGATTCGCCCCAAGGGCGGCAAAAAGTTTCTGGCGATTCCGGCGATTGAGGCGCGCTACGGGGTTAGCCCCTCGAGCCTCGACAAGAGCGAACTCCAATTCCGCCGGACGCGCCGCGGCGGGTTGCTCGGCGTCATACGCGCGGACGGCACAATGCAGGTTCACTATTGGCTCGTCCGCAAGGCCGACACGCCACGCGATCCCGACGCGCTTCCGAAGAAAGAAGCCGTATTGGACGGCGCGAAAAAATCAATTTCTTTATACCTTAAAAGTAAATGAGCGAATCAAAACTTTATCAATTCCAAGAGTGGCTTGAAAGCAAGGTCTCGGCGGCCTTGCCGGAAGGTATAGAGGTTCTTTGCCGCCGCAAGGGCAATGTGGAAAACGACGTGCAAAACGCGCTTTCAACGCTTGGCATTGCGGTTGTAATAGAGCCGCCGTTGCCGCTTGCATGGTCTAAAACTTACCTATTAAAGGCAGAGACCGTCGAAAGCGAAGTACATATTTTAGAAAATGTACTTCTGCAGACAACGCAGGAAACGGCGTACAGCTTGCTTGAAACTCTGGCAAAGGCCTTGCATGAGGAACGTTGCGATGAGCTTGGAGGATCCGTCATAACGCTTGGCAACGTGCGCGACGAATCTCCCGCAGACGAGCCAATAATCCACTTTGTTTTGCCGTTAACCAACGCACTAAACCTTTAAATTTAAAACCAACAAAGGCAGTAAATGAAACAATATCCTATCGAAGACATAAAGGCGCCGGCGTATCTGTTTGTCGGCGGAAGCGTCCTTTTTATCAAGGACAACATCAAGGTGCAAAAGACCTCGACGCGCACGGACGTGGCGACCTCGCACGCGATTAAGGCGGGCGACATAATCACGGACCAAGCGATAACAATCAAGGGTTCCCCCGTGGCATTTAGCAACACGGACGCGCTTTTTAAGGAGCTAAAGCTCGTCAAAGGCGCGCGCATTCCGAAGATTGAAAGTTTTTACATTGTCGCGCGGATCGCGGCGGACAAGTGGATAAAGTGGACTTTCTTGCCCGCAATACACGACACGATAGGCGGCATAACCTTCGGCGCGAACTTGCCGCTCGGCGAGCACGGCTGGACGGTGTATCCCGATCCGCTCAACCCGACCTCTCCAATGGTGACGAGCACGGAGCTCGACGAGGCTCCCGTTATACCCAATATGGAAGACGCCGGCAAGTTTATGCTACGCTGCCTTGGCGTTTACGGCACGGGCGAAGGCAAGGTTGAGTTCGACACCGACGGCGCGAGCATAGACATATCGCTTTCAGCCGAAGACGCCACAAACGACCGCCTGATAAAATACGGCAAAAATCTTACCGACATAACAGTGTCGGCAAAGTTCAAGCCGCGCAACATCACTTACGAAGACTGGCAGAAACTTACCGGCATTCTGACAAGCGACACCATTGGCGAATTTAAAGACATAAGCTCGTCGCCGGATCTTGTGCTTCGCGGGGTCAAAAGCGGCGACTTCCAGTTTACGCTAAAAAGCGCGCGCTGCACGGATCCTTCGGCGACATTCAGCCCGTCGGAGGCACTGATGGACGAGGTGACATTTGACGCCCTCGGCGACGCATTGGGCGACAACAAGCTCACCATAGACACGGCTTCCGCCGACTTCCAGTTTGAGGCGGAAGCGAGCCAGGCTTCTACCCAAAGCGCAACCGGATCCGGCGAAGATAGCGAGTCTGACGGAAATGGCGGCGTTGGAGTTTAAGCGAAATGTATCTTAAAATCGGCAACACGGTAATTTGCAATTCGGAAACCGACGGCATAACCAAGATGCTGTCGGCTCCGACGCCGACCTTGACGAAAGCATCGGACAGCGTGCAGCCATTTGGCTCGCGCAATCCGACGCACTTTCAGCGCAAAGGCGTGTCGCGTGAGATTGAAATAACCGTATTGCGAGAATTTGAAAGCTACCGCGCGGCAGAAGTGTGGGTCGTAGAGCACATGGCAGAGATGGAGTCTCTCTACGAGCACGGAGACTTGGACTTTGAGAGCTTTTTGGGCGTGGGATATTTGTACGGATCTGCGGCTCTGTCGGATATTGAGGTGGTTGACGCAACCGGAGTGAGCGTGGAAATCAAATACAAATTTAAAGCCGGCCGCGCAATAACATATTTTGGAGTCTCAATTACCGATGAAAACGACGGAGAGGAGTATATTGCGTCTCTTGACGACTGCTACCCGCTCGTGCGCGTGGCTAAGGGATAGAAAGGATTTAAATGGAAACAAAGAGTGTAAATTCAATGACTCCGGTTGCCGCCAATGCGAGCCGCAAAATGCTGTCCGGAGATGGGGCGATAGAGCTTTCTGCAATTAAAACGTTTGTGTTGGCCGAGACAAACACGTCGCTCGCGAGCCTCTCAGGAGAGTTGGCCGCCTCGAAGAATTCGATCCAATCGAATACGGGCAGGATATCTGCCGTCGAGACGCGCGCATCCGATTTGGAAAATGAGCTAAAAAGTGTGGAATCGAGCGTTGCAAGCATTGCGTCCGGAGGCCTCGTATTTGCGGCTATCAAGTTTTCGCTCGTGCAAAACGGCGAAGTTGTGCCGGACGAATACGGCTATTTAGTTATGGAAAAGTCGAGCGACGGAAGCATATCGCCAGCGTATTTGTCGCAGGCTGAATTTGATGAAATTTATGGAGGCGAAAATGAATAAATTTTTAACAGTTTTTACAACGCTAATATTTGCCGTATGCGCGGCGGCTGCAACTAAGCCGTTTGTCTATGATACGCAGACGGGCAATGCGCCCGCGCTCAACAAACTTTACCGCGATTTCTATATCTATGTGGATATGGCGCCGTCGCCTCAGAGCACGACTTCTTATTACCAAGCCAATCCCTCAAAGACTAACGACTTTTATTACAGAGACGCCTCAAATGCACTGAAAAGGACAGTTACTTCGTCAGGCGCCACAAAATCGACTTACATCGACGCAGATACCCGCTGGGACATCCTTTGGTGGACTGATTTTGAAATAAAAGTCATAGATAAATACCGCAACACGCTATATTTTAGCAGCACAATATATCTCAACAGCAAATCCGTCGTAAACGGGCATAAAGATATCATAGATACAGGTCCGACTATTTATTACCTTAGCGACCGAGATTCTTACGATTACTACAGATGTTTCGGCGCAAAGACTAAATTCTCAAATTTTAACTCATCTATCGGCGCAACAGTCGGCAGCTCATACAAAGTTTCGGGGGTGTGGTTTTACCCGAACCTCGATTCCCAAACAACAATAAATGCCCCTGTTTATACCGGTTTTAACAGCTACTCTAAGAAGCGATCTATGAAGTTCGGCGACTATATCCGTGAAATTTTCACCAATCCCGAAAATACAATAATCGTCTGGCGGCAAACAACGATCTACGGCGAGCAGAATTCAGGCGGGCGCAAGCGCTGGATTGTCGTACAGCCGACATACTACGGGGATTTTAAAGTTAAAACGAACTAAGGATTCTTATGAAAAAAATTATATATCTTATTGCCATTGCGGCGGCATCCCATATCTGCGCCGCAGAGGACGACTTTAACGACTTGCTCGCGCTCGCTGATTTGAGCGACTTTGCCGGAGAATCGCTCCTCTTTAAAATGGAGCAGCAAGCACCTCTTAAAATTTGGGCGGACAAATTTAACGCCTACCCAAACACTTTTATTTGGTATCGCTGGCGCGACTACGACGACGCATCCGTATGGCAAAAACCCCTTATTTTCCAAGACATAAAACAACTAACTAATCGTTAATATGAAAAAAATAATATCCATAATATCGGCGCTCGCGATAGCCGCAGGCGCATTTGCAAAGAACATAACCGAACTCAGAACCGAGTTCGAAGTTGAATACAAGAAAGGCTGGTCGGAAACCGTCGCCTTTATGAACGCCAATTCCGCCGACATTAAAGCCGCGTGGGATTCCTATAAAACGACTGCCGACGCCAAGAAATCCGACTATATATTGGACAGGCGCATTTTCTCAATCGCTTACTGCGCGGGGCAGGAACTCACGGGGAGCGACTGGGTTCTCTGCTGTCTGCACGCCGAAACGTGGGCGCGCGCAAAGATTGCCGACAACCCCACTTTTTACGACGAGCTCAAAGCCGGAGGCTGGGTTGTTGAAGGCAACAAGATGACCCAACCGCAAATATCGTCCGCTGCCTATGCCGCAAAAGACTTCTCCTACTTTGAGACTGCGCCTGTCGAGGCATATAGCGGCTTCTATTGGGACAACGGAGAAGTATTTAGGTTTTTTGCAAACAACCTGCTCGCAATGGCAGACGTCTCAAAGGCCAAGGAAATTTGCAATAAAATTGAGACATCTTTGCTTTTGCGCGGCGACAAAGAGTCCACTCTAAAACAAGTGCAAGGCCTCTCAAAAGCTCTCACGGCGCGCCTGCTTGACGCAAAACTTGCGAAATAACCACAACAAAAAGCTTCGGAGGGAATACCTCCGAAGCGCTTAAAAAAATATGGAAAACGAAAACAATATGGCGACGTTCCTCGGATACGAGGAAGTGGAACTTTCAAGGCCAGTGAATGGCAAAAAGAAGGTGAAGGTAAAATGCCTTCCTGTGCGCAAGCTCGCCGAATACGCGGCGCTGATATCGCTTGAACCGGAAATTGTAGAACTCTGCACAGAGTTAACACCCGAAGAAGTCGATATGCTGTCCGCCGACGATTCCGGCAAGCTCTTTGACAAAGCACACGAACTCAATTTCAACCCTTTTTCGGAGTGGCTGAAACGGAAGGGGAAGGCCGTCCGAATGAAAGCCCAAGCGTACGGGATAGCCCTTCCGGAGGAAGCGAAGACCGATGGAGAGACCTCTGCAAATTCGTAGGGTGGATCTGCGCAAGCACCGGCATGACATGGGAAGATGTATTGGACTTGCCGCCGCTTAGATTAAAGTTTGTCGCCCGCGCAATAGAGCGCAAACGCGCACTCGACAAGCTCGCAATATTCGACGCAAAGGCCGCCCTCATAGACGAAAAATCCCTCAACCGGCTTAACCGCGAATTGAGGGAGGTACAGATGTGAAAGAGAAGTTTCTATTCAGATGGAGGAACAAAAACATTAAAGACAGTGCATTTAGCATGCTTGAAAATATAATTCAGAATACACAAAAAGAATATGAAGCCGCCGGTTATGAACAGGCAAAATATGACGCATAGTATTTGCGATAAAAGTGAGGGTTCTTCTGTCATCTTCTCTTCTTTCTGTAATTAGAATATCGCACAAAAATTTATTAAATCAACAAAAATCGGACGGATATGGCAGACGAAAAACCTTACAATATTTCCATAGAGACGAAGGCGCAGCTTGCCGAGCTTCAAAAACTGCTAACGGAGCTCCGAGCCATAAACGCGGAAATCGCCAAAATGAACGGGCTGACGTTTAGTTCGATAAATGCGTCGGTGTCCGAACTTGCAAAGGCCGGAAAGGAACTGTCCAGCGCGCTGGTGTCGCTGCCGAAGACAATGGACACGATAGCGGACGATGTGAAAAAGATAGGCGAGGAATCCAAGAAGGCCGGAGAAGATTTGAATGGGTTGAAAACGACTGCGCAGGGCGTATTCATGGAGCTCGGCGCGCAGATAACCGATTTTGCCGTAAATAAATTAAAGCAAATTCCCGCGGCAATAATGAGTTCAATCGAGGCGTTCGGGCAACAGGAAATGGCGGTGCAGAAACTCGCCGCGGCGATAAGGTCGCAGGGCGGAAATGTTAGCGAAATACTGCCAATATACGAATCGCTTGCGGGTGAAATGCAGCGATTGACGACTTACGGAGATGAGGAAGTGCTTGCGTTGCAATCCACGGCAACTGCAATGGGAGTGACGTCTGAACAAATGGACTTGTGCATAAAAGGCGCTATAGGGCTATCTAATGTTTTTGGCATAGGGCTAAATGAGGCAGTGCGCGCGGCGGCAACAGTTGTCCAGGGGAAAACGGACAAACTGAATGAAATGATACCGGCTCTTTCTAAATGCAAGTCTGAAACGGAAAAATATGCCATCGCAGAGAAAGCGATGAAAGACGGCTTTGCGCAGGCGAAGGCCGAAGCGGAAAGCACATCAGGCAAACTTAAACAGGCGGCAAACGCCTGGGGAGACCTCGCGGAAGTCGCCGGAGAGACATTTGCGCCGGTGGCAGTAGAAGTCGCTGGCGCGTTAAAATCCGTTTGCGAGTGGCTTTCAAAGAATAGCGAAATCACTCAGATTTTTATAGGCGGGCTTACATCGCTTGCAGTTGGGTTTGCATTTTCAAAAATCGGGGGACTTGCCAATGTCGCAAGTTTGTTTAAATTGGTGGCGTCAGGAATGACGGGCGCAAAGATGGCATCCGACGCTCTAAATGTATCTTTAAAGGCTAATCCGCTCGGAATTGCGATGACTGCTATTAGCGGTTTAGGCCTCATAATATCAAGTGTGAAGAAATCCTCCGAAGATCTTTACAATAAAAATATCGAGAAATCGAAAGAATACCGCGACTCTCTCGATGAGGAAATTGCAGAGCTTGAAAAATGGGGCGTGTCGGTAGAGAACAATAAAAAACGGACAGCCGAAATCAAAGCCGAAATTGCGAAATTAAACGCTGAAAATATGAATTTGATTCCAAAGGCAAGTATCGGCGGATTCCAAAAGATGAGCGACAGTAATCTTGAAATTTACCAGAACAACATTGCGAAGATTGAATCTCTCAAAAAAGTATTGGAGGCATACTCGGACGTTGAGGGGCTTGGCGCGAAAAACACCAAGCAACATGCGACCGCGTTGGAGGCCGAGAAAAAAATACTCGCCGAGAGCGAAAAAGAGATGCGCGCTGCTAAATCAGAGGCGGAAGCGTTAAAAGTCATAAAAGAAAAACTTGCTGAAACGGAAAAGGAAGTGTCAAGGCTTACGGCTGAACAAAAGAGCGGCGCTTGGGCTGACAAGGATAGAGAAGCAAACGCAAACCGCTTGCGACAAGCGAAGCTTGAACTCGTAGAACTCGGCAAAAAAGAGCTTGAGCAAATTTTAAAAATTACCGCCTCGAAATACGACTCTTTAAAGACGGCCGAATTAAACAAGCAGCGCGACCTCGAAAGACAAATTGCCGGCGCCATTTTAGGGGGAAATTCGGAAAAGGCAAAATCCTTAAAATTGGAACTTGAAGAATCAAAAATACAGGAAAGTAAATACAGCACAATATCGTCTTACATTGCCGAGCGTAAAACGGAAATAAAGACAGCTGAAGATTTAAAACGAGTGAAGACGGAAGCTGCGCGCCATGCAAACACAACTCTCGCCCTCGAAAGACAAAAGAGCGAATCCGATAGGTTTTTAGCAGAAAAAGCTGAAAAAACAAAGGAAACACAACGCTCTTTGGAAACAGATATATTGCGCCTACGGGCCGCTGGGAACGAGGCAGGAGCCAAGGAACTGGAACAGCAGCTGAGAATATCGCAAATAGAGTCCGAAATTTTTGAGAACACCCGAAAGGAGGGAATGGGCGTCGAGAAATTGATGAAATTATCCGAGGACGCTAAAAAAAACGCAGCCGAGCGATATAAGATTGAAAAGGAGATTACAGACGAAGCTGAACGCCAGAACTTGGCAAAGGACAACCAGGCCAAAATTGAAGATATACTGCTAACGAATAAAATTGAGCAGCTCAAGGCCGAAGGCAAGCTCACCGAGGCACGGGAACTTGAACGCGAGCGGGAAATAAAGAGAACGCTTGCAGGTATGAGTGGGCTCAGTGAAGAGCAAAAGAAGAAACTTGCCGAGACAATGCGCCAAACTAACGCCTACCGCGATCGGCAGCAAAATATGCGCAAGGGCGGTAGCGGAAACGGTTATGGAGCGGGGGCTTCGTATCCGGCTGGCGCGGGTTCTAATGGATCTTACGGAGGAAATTCCGTCAGGGGATACGATGGGTCGGCAAAGTATACGGGCCCTACGCCGCCGAGACGCCCAAGTCCAGCGACTGTTTCGTCAAAGTATCTCGGACTTTACGAGGAATGGAAAGCTGCCGGAGGTTCCAAAAGCGGCGAAAGTTGGACGGATTACCGCATGCGCAGGGGTGGTGAAATCGATGCCGCAGAAAAGGCCGGAATATCCTACGGCAGAACAATGTCCGCCGACGCAAACACGCCAGTCGCCAAACAGCGCGACCGCGCGGCGCGCACGCTCTCCGGAATCGAAAGCCAAGCAAAGGACATGGCGTCAAGAGTGGCACCCAGCGGCGCACTTGTAACTGCGGCAAACGTGCCAAAAGAATCTCCACGCAAGGCTCCAGGTGCGGGCGGAGAAGCGGAAAACGAATCTAACGAAAATAGGCCGCGGCGAATTCAAAATCAAACGAAGTTTCAATTAACGCGCCAACAAAGCGCGCAATTGCAAAATCCAACGCTCGATATATTGCGCGAAATCTTGATAAATGTTAAAAGTATAAGAGAAAGCGATTAAATGAAAGACGGATTTTTTTCGAGAAAGGTCTATCAAGGTTTATACACTCCGGTCTATAGATTTGCGGAATTTGGCGACGTGAGCAACTACTGGATAGAATTGAGCTATCTTTGCAACCGCGACGATTGGCAATCCCTCAAGGGGAGTCTTGGATCGCCTCTCGACTTTGATTTGCTCAATGAGGACGGCGACAAAATCTTTGGCGAAGTCGAAGCAGAGCATCTCGCGGAATTAAAGTCCCGCGGGTATGTTTTAGGCGGGATCCCGGAGCCAGAGCCTGACGGAGAAGATGAAACGATCGTCCATGCGCGCGAGCTTTACGTTTACGCGCCTGACCGTGAGTATTTTCAATACGATAGTGATGTTGTCCCGATATGGGGGCTCAATGATACAGACTATGCAACTCAAACTCCAATCATAATAGGTGCTAACGCCGGCCATGTGCAAACTACTCAATTTTATAATAACTGCCTATTGCCGGTTGCAGATGTATCGAATTTTAAAACCGGCGACTTTGTTCTCGGGCACTATACATGCAGGTTCGGAGCTGAAACCGGTGCCACAGGCACGGTGTTGTGGTACGATGACGCTTGGTGCGAATTTGGCCCAGCCGAGATAGTGCGAATTGATGGAAACTTAATCGAGCTTAAAGGTTCCGGCGCATCGTGGCCGACGCATTTTGATGAGAAATACGCAAATTATAACAATCATAATATATATGGAGATACTCAATGGTACAAAATTCTAAACGGGCTTGAATTGACACCGCAAACATACGGTTATTATTGTATGCGGCCAACGTCCGGTTATTTGCTCAAAGCATACGCAACGCGAGCTCACAAAAAACGGCAGCGCATTATACGCGAGCGCGTCTCGTTCCACATGGAGTTTCCCGAGTTGCCTGAGATTTTTGTGCCACAAAAGGAGACGGGGTTTGAAGAGACGACAATATCGCGATATACGGTGCCGACGCCGGGTGAATGGAAGGGACGGGTTGCAAGCGGGGAATGGTTTATATACGCCGAACCAACGGTGCAATATATACCCGAAGCAAATATATACGAGAGGAGAATACGCGAGACTCCCTGCTTTTAATGGAAATTGCAAGAGTCGTTCGGGGACATTGCAAGGATCTTGCAAGTTGATTTTAAATCCGCCGAAAAGAGCCAAATTCCTCAAACGTTCGATTTATTTCCTCAAACCGCGCGATGCGATACACGATTCTTTATGTGCCAAACAGAATAATCCTGCGCCCTCAAAAGAGGGGAGGGAGGCGTTCTTCGACAACAGCGGAAATATAGACTACGAATCTCTAATCAAGGCCGTAAAAGAGGGAAATTTTGAGGCTCAAATTTATTTGGCGCGCGTCTATTTGGGAGATACGAAATTTCCTATCCAGTTGCCTAAATGGGTTATGGAGGATTATGACAGCGACAAGGTATTAAAAATCACAAAAAAACTTGGTGTTAAAAGGGAGATCTGTGAGGAGCGTGCGCATAAGCTGTTGCGGGAGGCCGCTTTGATGGGAAATCCAAAGGGCGCGGTGATGTACGCACTAATGCTGATAAATGGCATTGCCACAGACAAAAATATAGAGCTCGCCAGGGGCATACTGTTGAAATTCAGCCCAAATAGCGCAGAGGCGAGGTTTTGTTACGAGCTTTACTTTTCAGATCTGAATTTGAAAAAAATAAATTTGTCGCATTTAGCGGGAGACCTGCATAAAATGAAAGACACTCCGTATACATTTAATCCTAATGAGTCGTACGAATGGACTAAAATGTTAAAATGTCCGCCGAACGAATACATAAAGGGTGAATTCTATCGTTTGGCGAATCCGAATCTGAGTTTGCGAGATATACCGGAGGGGCAAAAGAAACTTATGCCCTTGCAGGCTGTAATCAAGCTAGTGGGCCTGTTGTCGGAGTCGGGCGACAACACATATGTAATCGACCCATCGCAAGCCAACGCCTTTTTCGAGGAGGGAAATGTCTATATTAGCGGCCGAACGGTTTGGAAAAATCCCAATATTGACACCACGAAATCGGGCCCATTTGAATCATATTCTTACGAGCTGGTGGGAGAATTGGAAGGCGGTGTGCAGGTTCTGAGCATTTATAGGAATGATGGAGGTTCGCTGGTTCAGTCCTATATTTATTTTGTAGCAATGCGCGATATTGAGGTTCTCGACGGAGAGGGAACGATAAAAGTTTTGGTACTTCAGAATCTTGGGAAAATTACAGAGTTTTCAGATATTAGTCTTATGAAGATGGCATCAAATGGCAATGTCTTTATTTTGTACAGAATTGTCGCCGATGATAGGAACTATGAGTTATACAGCAATAGCGTAAAAATAATATCGTTTGAAAAAGGCGCGAAAGCAGAATCTGAAAGCATATCCGCCCTAATGGAAGAAATATTTGGTTTCCGCAAAGAAACCTGCCCTTGGCGATGA